TTGTCGACATGATACTCTGCGCATTTGTCTAGGTCTTCATCTAAATAAAATAGATTCATTACGCAATCCAACACTTATACTTTGGGCACTCGCCATTCTCAGGCTGTACTTTTGTCCCACAGTGTTGGCACTCTCCGTAATGGTATGTTTCAAACTCTTTTGTTTCTGAGTTCCACATATTAACTGTTTTGTGTTCGTTGTATTCTGTATTTTTCATATGTATATTATACTAAAATTATAAACATAAGTCAAGAACTATTTTTTAACTCCAGATATACAGCATGTGCCCATTCCACGTTTTTGGTAATTACACTAAGTATATAAGTATAGGAAACATCTTTGTATATATCTAACCTTTGATTCCCATACATACATAAGTATTTAGCACTATTTCTATCAACAATATACTCAGTATTTACTTGTCTTATTGCTAATTGATAGTTTACTTCTGTATTAGGTATTAAAATGACAGGATGTTTTATCCCATTGCTAAGAACATCCTGTCGAAGTTCAGCATATCCATCCTGTTCCTTTCTATGAGAAACAGGACAGAATATATCTGAAGTATGAACCATACGAGGCTCATACTCTTTTTCTATTAATTCAAAATCTTTAAATAGTTTTACCTTCACTTTCCAAACGCTCTTCCTGCTTCACTGATTCCAAATGCTCCTAATGTAATCACTACGAGACTTGTGAATATGGTGTCACTAATTACTAAGTCCTGTCCCCAGAACGCTGTTACTAAATCACACCCAGCGAAAACAATAAGCATAAAGAAAGCGATAAAGCCAATTATAGCTTTTTCATTAACATCGTTGTCATCTAAGAATAAATCCATGAACTTTCGTTTCGGTGGTGCAAGTCTTTTCTTGGCTGCTGCAGCCTCGAGTTGCATCTCCTTTATCATATCTTCAGATTTGTCTAGCTTCTCAATGAGAGCCATATACTTATCTAAATCTATCTCAACTTCATTTCTTGAATTATCAGTCCCTTCTGCCATAGTAATCTCCTATGGTTTCCAATTATACCAGTCGTTCCTCCTGTAAGGTTTGCCTTTAACAGCTTCCTGAAAGTGAAAACTGATTGATATTCTTGGGCTTAGAGTATCAACTCTATGATACTTACCTTTCGGTATGTATAAAAGGTCACCTTCATCTAAATCTACTACTTCTTCCAAAGTAGCTTTTTCAGGTCGCCAACCTCCTTTCGTTGCAAACTCTTTATAAATGTACCAGCGAATCTTGCCACGTACATGAAATAAAAAGTTATCTGTAGAGTCTGCGTGAATAGGAAAACACTTTGCCTCTTCCTGTTTACTACAATAAATATTTGCTTGTCCAATGCCATAATGTTTTTCAAACTCTTGGCATTGTTTCCACATGGTTTCATTAAGAAACTCACTTAGTGTAAGTATCAGACTACTACCTTGATTCCATAAATCAAATATTTGTTCTCTACTTTTTGGTGGATTTTTTTTCTTGCACCACTTACTTCCATCAGGTAAAACTACCTGAAGTTGTGGAGTTCTGTCCCACTGTCCCATTTTTATTTGATTCAAATAGTTATCCAATTCTGTCCAACTAAAATATTTATCAAACTTGGGTTTGTTGGATTTAATATAAAAATGTCTTTTGCCCTTGTACTTATTGTAAAAGTTGTCCATACCCACTGGGGCTAGAAGTTCTTCAAATCTCATTTAACTTATCCAAAGTTTTTACTTCATAATTATACTTCCAGAATATTTCCATTAATTCTTGTCTTTTATGTGTTGCTTTTGCATGGGGATTATATTTTGGATGCCAAGGCTGATAGCTTAATGCTGTTATATGTAATTGCCATATTTCGTCTTTATCAAAAGGAACTTTACTTTCCCAACTTTGAGCTTTGAGTTCTTTATAAGGATAAGAAGTATCATATCCATCAAAAGAGTTCCATCTTGCATCAAGTTGTTCTACAAAATCTTCAGATTTATCTCTAAAAGGAGAACCTATATTTTGCATAAAATTCCATTTATATGTACCATCAAAAGTTGCTTGTTTTTCTATAGGAATTATATATTCTTTTGCTTTTTCACAATCAAATAACACTACACTATCGCACCACCATCCTCTCTCTTGTGGAGTATCTTTATATTTTGGACTATTCATTTGTAAACTATCCCAAACCATTCCAAAAGCTTTACCGTTTAAATCAGTATTCCATAAATGAGCTATATCTCTAAAGTTTATCATATCACAATCGGTATACAGTGCTCTGCCTTTAAAATTACATAGTTCTGGTATAGCATATCTAAAACAAGTAAAAGGAGTACCCCAACCTTTTCGCCTCCAATCAGGAAACATACTTGGTCTTAACCATGTGACTTCTACTTTATGATTTGTATTTTTTAATATACTATATAGATAGATTTTTTCAATGGTTCTATCATGAGTATCACTTGTTCCTATAAACAAACGAACAGGTTCTGTACTAGTTTTATTGATTTTTGAATTTAACATATAAAAATACAGCTCCTTCTTGTATGTGTGCGTTCATTGCATAACGATTTCCAGTACTTAGCATTTCACCTTCTTTTACATTCTGGTATTCTAATTCTCTGCTTTTCCACGAATATAACTTGTAATCAGGTACTTCTAAAGTATTTAGTACATTATTATAACTCTTACCTAATACTATTTTAGTATCTTTTTTTACTACATAATAGCTCTCTCTAGACATGAAAGGACAAGGTAAGGCTATGCCTTTAGCAGTTCCTTTTACTATTACTATTTTTCTTATTTCTTCTTTGAAGTCCCCTTTTATAGCAATATCTTCCATGACAGTATTACCATGTTCTCTCCAATAAGGAAGAGTACAGTTATATCTATCAAGTTTTTGGTCAAAATCTTGCCACATTAAATAGGTGTCGCAAAAAGGAAACTGTTGGTCTCTTTGACCATCCATCCAAGTGGTGACTTCATTGCATAAGTCTGTTACACTTTGTGGTACTAACATATTTTATTTCCTTGTTGGAAGTGTAAAGGTTCGATTGAACCTAGTGAGTTATTATTTATTGTTAATTTCATTTAATTCTTCTAGTTTAATTATTCTATCTTCTAATTCTTCTAACCACTCTTCATTTTCTTCAAATCTATTTTGTGCTGGTTGATTTTTATCAAACCAATCTGCATGTTTTTGCATATCTCGTTTCCATACTAACATTTTGAAAAATTGAATAATTTTAGGCATTTTTAATGAAAGTTTCTAATTCATTAAAAGCAGTTCCATATTTGCCTTTTATAGCTAAAGTGAGTACTATTCTAGGAGTATCTCCCATGTTTCTATCACTTTTCCAAGTAGTAGAGCCATCTAGTTCTCCTACTAAACAAGTCCAATCTTTTGTATGTGTAGGAATATGTCTATCTTCTATCTTTGTTCTTTTACTATCTTTTATGAAGTTAGTGAAGCCTGTTCCTGCGTTATGTATAAAACTTATAAACTTATGTGGTTTATCTCCACCATTATGCCAACCAGTCCAACCTGTTTTTGGTGGTTGAAAAGTCATACTATCCCAGTACCACTTTTCATTTGAGGTTAATTCTTTAATTGCTCCAATAAGAGCTTGGTTTCTAGCTGTAAAGTTTTTACTAACAGCTCTCCCTACATAATCAATACTATTACTTAACTCAGGGTGTCCACTAAAATTAGGATTATCCATTTTATTTCGTAAATCTGCTACTGTTGTTTTTGGCAGTGGATGATGCTTCCATTTATGAGGAAGTCTATATAAATCTTCTCCAATTTTATCCAGTCTTTGTATTATTTTGAAATTCTTAATCGGTATTGCTTTCATTTGTTGTTACTTCGCGATAGTATATTACTACCTCTTTGAGTTCATTTATATATCTTTTTAACTCTTGCGTATTGTATGCCATAAGTTCATAATCAGGTACTGTCATAGCAAAGAATACTAACTGTCCTTGGTCTTTTTCTACTCTTGCTAAAAATTCATCAATATTTTTATCACTAACTACATACCAATAAGGTTCTTTTAAGTCTATTTCTCTTGGTAGTACTGGCTGTGCTATCTGCCTTTCTATTGGTTTAGCACTAACCTCTAATGTCTTGGTTGGTAGTAGGCTGCACGACGATACCATCATCAGCAGCGTCAATATCCCGACTGTCTTGTTCGATTCCATCAAATACCTCTTTTGTTGCTTTGTTTACTCTAGGTTCTATTAACCCAGGCTTTGCTGCGGCTAACTTTGTTAAGTTATGCCTTTTAAATATATCAAGATAGCGATTCATTTCTTTTTGTGCTTCTTGACTTTTCTTTTGTAAATCATTAAGTTTACCTGTTTGTAAGGTAAAATCGTTTTGTAGTGTACTAATTGCTTCTTCCTGCATAGCTACAGCACTTTCTAACTTAATGTTATTTGCTTTTAGTACTTCATTCTCATTGTATAGATACCAAGAGCCTAGTCCTAGTACTACTATAATTGCTATTAAAAATTGGTTCATAATTCCTCTATCTTATAGTTTAGTCCTTCTGCTCCTCGGATTTCTACTACTTCTTTGTCCTCAGTTTGGAAACTAAGGAACTTGTCTTGTTTTTTGAAAAACTTGCGAACTATATAAGTTGCATCATCAGCGTCACCGTATGTGTTATTATAACTAACAGTTAACTTATATCTTGTTGAGAAAAAGCTAACTATTTTTAACCAAATCTCTTTTATGTCCATTTCTTATTTTCAAACAGAAGACCTTCTGCTTCTCTACGGCGAATAAGTCCTTCAAGAACCTTGCCACCTGCTTTATTCCATCTTGCCATCTGCGCTGGAACACCCTCATAATCGCCTGCATTTAGTACTTTTAACATAGTTGAGGCATTTAGATTACCGTTGCCTAGATTGAATGTCCAACTGACTAATGCGTCAAATTGGTACTGTTTTAATGGTACTTCGACAGCTGCTCTAACATAGTCTTCGTACTCTATAATTTCTTCTACTAGCAAATTATCTGCTTCTTCTTGTGTAATAACTTTGCCTTCTACAGCAGTTTTTATATGACCATAACCTATAGTCCATACTCCTGCAGCACATTTATATGCTTCAAGTTCACACCCTTCAAAGTGTTTAATTAGTTCTAATCCATTTTCTGATATTTTCATTTGTTTCCTCATAAGATTGGGGAGTCCGAAAACTCCCCAAATGCAGTCTGACAGGTTATGTAAGTACTTGAACACTCTGTACCATAATGCCACCGAAGGCTATGACTAATGTATAATTAGCCACTATGTTGCAGAACTCTCCGTTCTCACATATACTATCACGAACTTTAGAAGCGATTGCTTTCATTTTAGTTTATCTCCAAGATTTTCCTCTTAGAATCTGGAGTTCGTGATAAGTTGATTGTCAGTAATCCGTCTTGTAGATTTACCTTATCTACTAACAGGTCGGCGTTTAGAATAAATCTTCGTTCAAAAGATTTCAGACTAAGACCCTGATGAACAAATTCTTCATCATCACCTAGTTTTGTGTCTTTTTTACCCTTTATGTGGAGTTCTTTGTTATCAAAGACAATCTCCAGTTCTTCTTTCTTCCAACCGGGCACTGCAACTTCTATACGATAGTTGTTGTCCCCTGCTATTAAGTTATATCTAGGATATCCACTTTCCGTATAAGACGGTAATGTGGGCATATCCAATCCAAGCCAAAATTTACTTAAATCTATACTCATTTTTTATCTCCATAATTCCTTTTCAGTAAATATTCACGTCCCCTTACGGTAGACGCACCAATTCGTAAGCCAAAATTATGACTTACAGAATAATTATATCAAATTTTAACCTTGATGTCAAGAACTATTTTTCAGAGTCATCAAACTCTATGAGTCCCTTCTCCTCTAGATAGTCTACTGTGCTTTGTATTCCAATTTGCTTACCGATTGTGTATGCAATGCCTATGCACATAATTAAAAATATTACTTCACTTATTTCATTATTTATCATTTGTATATTATAGCAACAGTAAAACCTCATGTCAAGGAAAATCTATACCATTGCTGAAAATAGTACTTGACACTTACTTGTGAATTTAGTATAATATCTGTATGAAATATAAAAAAGCAATAGAATATTTAGACAAAGCATTTTCAGAACTTCCCGAAGGAGTTGAACTTACAAAAGGAGGTATTGGAGAACTTGCACTCGCACATCATCTCGGTCATACACTCGTAGATGGAGATAAAAACGCTGATGCATTTGACTACGATGGACTCGAATACGAATACAAAATTAGTCATACTGACCAATTTAATTTTAACTTTGGAACGAGACAAATGCAGAACGGAATGGAATGGCAAGAGAAGATTACTACAAAAGTATCTAAATGGCAAGGAGCATACTGCGCTCGAGTCATTGGTGTCACAGTCGAAGAAGTCGCATATATTGATAGCAAAACATTGCTCGATTACTTACTTGACCATTTTGAAAATACAAAGGGACAACTGCTAGTGAAGAACTTTTCTATGAAAGCGTTCAAGGCACTTAAAAATAGTTCTTGACAAATGGTAAAATTTCGAGTATAATATCAATATGAATAAATGGACAACAGAGCAATTGGATTATCTAAAGAGGCACTATAATGTGATGCCGATAGAGGAACTCGCACAGAAACTACAACGCACTGAAGATAGTATCGTCAGCAAAGTTTACTATCTTCGCAGACGAGGTTTTAGTTTTCACAGGAGAGCAGATGCCAAGAGTTAATCTAACAGGAATGTCCTTCGAAAAAGGACTGAGAATTTTCCGAAAAAAGTGCATGAACGCAGAAATCAAAGAGAGATGTCGAGAGCTTCAGCACTATGAAAAACCCAATGCTAAAAGAAATCAAGCGAATAACTATAGGAAGCGTTCACGAGAATTGGACAAACGAAAGGCATTGGAACTCGAAACAAGAAAGAAATTGTCAGCGCGTCATAGGTAGAAATGAAAATTACCTATTCAAAATAACGAAAGAATCCATCCCTCATTCTTATGGTGATATATTTTATCATTCTTCTACCCCAATCCAACACACAAAATCATACTCCTGAGAAAAACAGTTCTTGCTTTCTGTTGAAAAGTATGATAAAATAAATACATAATTTGATATATAGTCAATACAAACTACCGATTACACTCGTTAGTCCTAACTGATGAATGACGCTGGAACGAAGCGAAAGCGAGAGTGACAGCGGAACATCTAATCTAGGACAAAGATAGAGTGTTAATTGTATAAACAAATCAACAAGATACAACCAAGTATCGCTAAAGTCAACATCAACGACTTTATAACACCCACACTAAACACCAATTACTACAAGTACATCTTGACTTCTCATAACTTGTGCCAACCGAAAATTTTTTTGACAATAAAAAAGGGACACGAAGTCCCCTTAAATTTCCCCTTTGCCGTTCTAGTTAAAACCAACCGCCTCTAGACTTTGGTACGCCTTCAGGTTGAACCATTCTTAGTTTTCTAACTGAAAGTGTTGCTCTGTGACCATCTCCGAACTTTAGTCTCGCCTGAACCCCGCTGGGACTGTCGATTAACTCTAGTACTTCTGCATAGAGTCCATGCTTCTCAGTGATTGAATCTAGTATTTTTGCTACTCTCATATTGCCTCTCTTAATGCTTTTAATGCAGTCTTTGGAGCTTTTTCTAACCCCGCTAGGACTGTGATATCTATTGTTAATAATTCTGATAACTCTTGCACTATTTCTAGTTTAGTTATCGGTTTTTCGCCTGTTTTAGTAGTATATTCAGACTTCTTATAGACTCCCTCTCTACTTAGTTTTCCTATAATAGATTTTACACTCTTATCTAATTCAATCGCTAGATTTTGTACTGTCTCTCTACTTGGATTTAGTCTATATTGGTTTGTTATATACTCTACTTGGTCTTGTGTGTAGTTTAATGCCATTCTTCCTCCCACTGCTTTACCAGTATTTTAACTTGGTTGACACTTGTCCCCCATTCTTCTGCTGCTACTCTTATTGCTTCTTCAGTTCCATACTGCTGTTCCCAACCATAGAACTCTGATTCTTTATCGGTCATGACTCTTTCCTCTCATAAGCATCCATTACTTCTTCTATAGGCATTTGGTTTTGCACTATTGTTATTCTTTTACCACTTAGTTTATGCACTGCACCATTGTTATAGTATACAAAGTATCCCATACCAAAACCTAAGTCTCCTACTCCACCTTTACAGACATAATGCTGTGCTATCTTGTTTCCCCACTCTTCTGCAGCAAGAAAAATACGTCGCTTTTGTACTGTTTCGTCATATTGAGTCATTAGCAGTTCTCCCAGAATCTATCAGCGATTTCATCTAGCACTTCGTTAGGATATATCTTTTCTCCATCGACTTCGTACTCTCCATGGTAATCAAAGTCTTCGTGTTCTGTATCTATGCTAGGATAGAGTTCATTGAATGATGCCATGAGTTCATCAGCATCTGTTTCACAGTAGTCTCCTTCCCAAGCAGTCCAACCCCCATCTTCGACAGTTCCATAGTACTGCTTACCCATAAAGTTTCTGAACTCATCTTCATAAGTCATACTAGCACTTACTTCGGTATTGTACTTATTTGCGTAGAACTCCATTATATTTATTACTAACTCGTGAGGTTGTCTCCATGCTGAATAACCAGCGACATACCCATCTTGCATTTCCTCAATATGACACCACTTAGCACCTACGTAATCGCAGTACCAGTCATAAGAGTCTACTAGATAACCATCTTCGTCAAACTCTTTCTCTACTCTAGACATGAATGGTTGGTGTTCTATCTCTACATACTCTGTAATTTCCATATCGTTGTCATTCCAGTCTTTGATAGTTCTTTTCTCAGTCTTAACACTCTCGTTAAACTGTTCGTCTTCAATTCCTTCTATATGAATTGTAAAGTGTACATGATTTGCCATTATATGTCCCCCTCTTTTCTTACTTCACTTCTTATTACTTCAAAACCATTCGGATATCTACTCTCTAGTTTCCTAATGTTTTCATCCATTACTTCATCAGGTGTAAAACCTAATGCCTTACAACCCTGTACCCAATACCATAGAACATCACCTAGTTCTCTTTTCATATGAAAAATCTCATCACTTGAGAACTTACTATCTGACTGAAATACCTTTTTCTTTACTACTTCAGCAAACTCTCCTGACTCTGCCATCATTCCTATCAGTGCAGTCATCAATCTTGCCATATCTATTTCTTGGTCTATTATTTCACCACCTCTTGTTGAGTAGTCTCCTCGTAGATATTCTACTCTATCACACATTTTAGTCGTATCTTTACTTGTATCTGAAGTACAGGAGTCTACAAACCTTGCGTAGTCATTTATCTTACTCATTATGCCACTCCTCCAGCGATATCGCTTATGAACTTCTCTAGTTTTTCTACTTCTTTTTTATCAAAACCTAACTGTAAGTCTTTGCTTGATACCCATTTACCATTTTCTAACTCAATGTCCATGAATTCACAGTTTCTTGCTGGACAATCCCAGTGTTCAAACTTCTTTTGTGTGTCTTGTGGGTATGCTATTCTTTTTATTTTACTACCATTCGCTCGCATACCAACAGCGTAATGTTTATTATATTTACTTGCCAATGTCTTTTACCTCTTTTTGTGGTATCACTTGATATGCACCTTTGTTGTAAGCAATCGATACCGTGTATTGCTTTGATACTTCTTGTTTGTAAGAGTTATCCGTTGGTGTCTTATATTCTCCAATCGGCATACTAGGTATTGCACTAGCACTCTTAAATGTTTTTGTTTCTTGCTTTGCGAAATTTGGTTTCGCTTTTTTACTTGTGTAAAGTTTCTTTACTTTACGCTTACGACCATGCTGGTCATACATCATGCTACCTTTAATCATCTCTTTCTCCTTTTAATTTGATTTGATTTATCTCACATACTCTATTTAGTAGAAGTTCATACTCTGCTGTAAGTTCTACAATGTGCTCATTTAAGTCTTCGAGGTCGTCAAGACACATTTTGATTTCTTCTTCCTGTATCTTTAACTCCCTCACTATTCGATGTATTTCTGTTTTCTCAATAGGAAAACGAATTACTTTACCCACGCCAGTCGTCCTTGTTGTTAAAGTACATATATACTAAGAACATTGCGACTAGAATTAATACTGTTAAGTCTATCATCTGCCTTGCCCCTTATACTTTTTGAACGAACGCTTCTTGTTTTTGTTCATATTTAGACTGATTCTGTTGTGTGAATCCCCTTGTGAAGTCTTTTTCTTGTGTGACTTATGCTTTGTTTTACCACCCCATTTCATGACTGCACCTCAGGACTTACCCACTCTATTTTGATACCTCTG